CTTTATAACTCAGTATGCACCGACTAAAAAGCAACCCTTGTCACTGAAAAAATGATGATAAATCGCGCTATACGTGCGTATTAGGGACGCTTGTCAGTGCCTTAAAGACCATTCACCGGCCGACCGGCATCCGACCACTGACATCCGAGACGGTCGGATGCCGGTCGGCCTGGAGTCCGGCTGGTGGGGGGGAAAGTTGGGTTGAAGTCCAGACAACCGTGTATTTTCAGTATGGATTTAGCCAAAATGTGACCCGACGTCCGACCGATCATGGGTCCCTTTGGCCTCCTCCTTCCAAGCGGCCGGGGTCCAGGCGAATGACCGGATGAGGTCTGCGGCTGACTCTGCAGTGTCATCATGTGAGGTTGAAACTGACACTGTCTGGATAGGTGTGGGTCGAATCCGGCGCTTTGGCGGTTTCCAGTCGAGATTTGTACCTCGCTGTCGGTGATCAGGCCGCCAGAGTGGTCGCAAGTTGCGCCAGTTGAAAATGATGTATCGAGAGTCCACATCGTATCGCAGATTGTATTGAGACACTGGAATGATATGGTCTAGGTCGCACTCAAGTAAATGCTTGCCCGGACACAGTTGGTCACGCAGCTTGACTATGTGTGCCGTGACTGTGTGCCAGTCAGTGCCAAGATACTTTAGTGCCTCATTAACATCAGTGCGGCCGATTTGATCACGAATGCGTGACATGATGCGGTTCTTGACAATTACATAGTCACGCTGTCGGTACGCCTGCTGCCGCAGACGCGTACGCTCCGAGTCATAGTAACGAGCTTTATGGCATACCACACACTCAGTCCTGCGTGGTTTACCCTTACCTTGCTTAGGAAACTGCTCACTTGGAAACCATCCGTGACAATCGCCACACTCCTTCAGCATCCTTTATACTGCAGTGTTAGAAACTATGCGGTACTACTAGCGCTTTGTTGAAGATTAAGAGCACTTTCTGCTGTGTCTATTGCACGCTTTAGTGACATTTGCAATGGATCATCAGGTTGCCACTGTTCCCACTCAGCCTCATTGCCTAGTACTTTCAAATAGATCGCCCACGCCTCAGTATCGTCAATGTCTGGAGGAGGAGAGAAGACCGTAGAGTACACCTCCTCATCTCCACTGCTTTCGCCGTCGCTGCCCTCACCGCCCTCGCCGTCGCTGCACTCATCGTTCTCCTCCTCGCTCTGCTCACCATTGAGTAACGCGAAGTAGCGTTCCTCCCAATCCATAGAATCAAAAAAGTCTCGAGCTTGTGTCTTCAGGCCTAGACACACATCTTTGTCGGTGACAGTCGTCCTACCACATACAAGCGTAAAGCGTGCGGCAGTTTTCAAGGCCTCTTCCATTAGCACTTGCATTAAGATAAGTATCTTTTCAGTTGTAACGCCTACGAGTGCTTGAGGCTGTACAAAGCCGCGAAGGCCAGTACGCATAAAGCTGTAGTCGCTCATTTACTGTAGAGTCAGATAATATCACCTCACTACGCCGTGACAGAAGTCGGACGTGTCTAGGGCTTCAGAGTGTCAATCAAGTTTTCTGGTCATGAACATTCATTTATTCACATATTTGTCATAGTGAAGGTAACTGTTATGCTATTCACATAACGACACTTAGCTCGCCCAGTATGAGGTCGTTTTTAAGATCATTGGTGTAAAATCTACCCAGTACCCTTGACCATGATTAGCATAGTACCGAGTAGGAGGTGCCGATGGCGGCTTACGTTCTGCGCGTTTAAGTGGGTCATACACATGTGACATGGACTCCAAGATGGACTCCAGCGTACAGTTACGCGCTAAGCGTCTCTTACTCTTCAACATATTGGCTACTGTCTAGCTTGGAATTTGCTAACCAATTAGCTGCGCCAAAAAAGGTATCTAGCCAAAGCCATTGACCATTGCCGCTGACAGCATATGCAGCCCATAGCATGCCATGCCATGGCCGCTCCTCCGCCCACCATGCAACTCCGCCAAATTGTCCAATATGAGCGTCCTCAAGGCCAAGCAACCATCGAGATGCGATGACAGCGGCAGCAACACGCAGCGCTGGTTGCTCCGCATTCATCGCTAGGGTTGCTCGCAGAGGTATACACAAGCCCCAGAACAAACGTGCGCGCTGCTGTACAGTGTAGGTCATTTTCCAATGCAATAACAGTACAGAAAAAGATGCTTGGGCAGCACATTATGTATGACGTGCATGACGTGGACCAGTGGGACATGACACCGCCTACTATCGAGAAGCTGCTTGAGGACTGTATCACTGTGACTGGCCTTAAAGAAGTTGGGCGTGTCTCAAAGATCTTCTCTGAGCCAGAGCCAGTGCCAGGCTACACGCTAGCGATCCTGCTTTCGGAGTCGCACATTACAGCGCATACCTGGCCTGAGAAGGGCGCTGTATGTATTGATCTCTTCACATGCCGTGAGTTGTCTGCGAGAGATCTAGATAGTCTTGCTGCGACAGTGCGTACATCACTACATACTTCGCAAGTACACACTATGGTCGTGCATCGCACTGCTCCGGAGCCAGAGCCACCACGGCAACAGTTGCTTGAATAATTATGCAAGTTGCCTTATGTTTAACTGATGATACACAGCATTAGTAGGTGAAGTTGAAGTCGGAAGATACGCAACAGCACTGGTTGGTTCAAATTTACAATATATGCGTACTGTCACATTGTCTGTCGATTGTAAGTGCACAGTTGAGAATGCCCATAGTGTCCGGAAATCATATGTAGATATAGGCCCAGGATTTTGTGTTGGGCTCTCTCGTAAGACTCCATGACCTGAAACAACTCCATTCACTCGAATTTGAAGAAACCAAGTATGCATTGCATTGTCATCAGCATTGAGAGCCATCATAAGACTTATATGATAATCACCCTCATTCGTCACGTTAATATTAGTGCCGTTGGTGGTCATGTTTACAGGAGTTACATTGGCTATAGGAGTCCAAATGTTAACATCATATCCTACATTGTGAGTAATCGTAATATTTTGTGGATGTGGCGATTGTTGGGTCAATGTGTAAGCTCCAAATGCCATCGTATCTTGTTTTGACGCAAGTGCATCAAACACTCCATTGCTGGTCACAACGTTGTTTGATCCATCAGTAGGTGAAGTATCAAATGTAAGCGTATCTTGTTTCAACTCAAGTGCGTCAAAAATGCCATCGCTGGTCACAACGTTGTTTGATCCATTAACAGGTGAAGTATCAAATGTAAGCGTATCTTGTTTCAACTCAAGTGCGTCAAAAATGCCATCGCTGGTCACAACGTTGTTTGATCCATTAACAGGTGAAGTATCAAATGTTAGTAAATCTTGTTTCGCGTGCAACGCACCAAACACTCCATCGCTTGTCACCGGGTTAGTGGAACTTAAGGTGGGAGTGTTGTCAAATGTAAGCAAATTCTGCTTTGTCGCTAACGCGTCAAACACGCCATCACTCGTCACAGCATGAGGCGAAGAATCCGTAGGTGTAGCATCGAGTGATGCCAGTACCAATTTTGAGCCATCGTATGTTAGAATCGTGCCTGCGCTCTTACCCACTTGGATGCCAGGAATGGAAAGGGATGTAACATCACTGTTTCCTAATACAATTGAGTTAGAGGTAGTGGTTTGAGCATTATACCCAATGCACATCGCATTCGTATTTCCAAGTGCACAATTAGTCAATGCACCTATCATAGTATTTGCCTGTCCCGTGGTAATATTGGTACCGCTTTGGTGACCAACGCATAGATTGTTGTCGCCGTTAGTAATGTTCGTACCTGCCATGGAACCTATGGCTGTATTCTGAGCATTGATGCAACTTGAAAGAGCTTGAAACCCAACAGCGGTGCAATTATTAGTCGTAGCGTTAGCTTCTAGAGCTCTTGACCCAATCCCAACATTATTTGACCCACTTGTGACTGCTTTGCATGCATCTCTACCTAAGCTAGTGTTGTGCGCGCCGGTGGTAAGAGCGTAATCCTCATCATGGCCTAGTAGGAACGTTGTGTCGGTAGTGCCGGTGGTGTTGTACGCGTGATTCTGCAGAGTACCAAATGTGTTCTCAAGTGTGTGGGACTTAGCAGCGCGACTACTAGTCTTTATGTGACCACCTGTCGCTAGACTAGCTGTTCGCAGTATACTATCAAGAACCACGCTAGGGAATGCCATTTGTCAGTAACTGGAAAAACTTTAGTTTCTTAGCGCTTACCTAACCGGCTAATACGATACTTAAGCTTCTTTGGTGGTTGTGATGGTGATCTCTGGTAACTAAATGGACCAAGGACTTTTGCTGAACCGTAGTTGTAACCACCGATCACACCTACTTGACCAGCTGCACTAAGTGGTGGTAGCGCCATCAATGCCATTTCCGCTTTTCGCTCGTTTGCTTTCTCCATAACTGCTGGGAGTGGGATTGGAAGTGGGATTGATGGGCTAATTCCAGCTTTTACCTTTTGCGTTTCTTTGCGAAGCATTGACGGACACTGTCCATTCTTGTTGCGGCGTTCCCCTGGTAAAGGACATTTAGGTGCACATTGAGCAGCTTTCGGGTGATATACCTTTCCGCCAGTACAGCCACGCTTTGTGCGTGTGTTGCCATACATGTTACCGCGGTTTGCGAAAAAAAAGACTTACACACGGACAGTATTATGGACGTGGCCTTGCATAGATAATTTCCTTACGCCTGCGCCACTCAGCGTCATCTGCAACCCTATAAGCTCCCACCTCACTTGCACGCAAAGAATGTGCATATATGAACGCTACAAATATTAGACCTCCTATCACACGCGGAATGTCAATAGCAATCATAACAGTTCTGCTAACCGCTCAGAAAGATTCTCACGCCAAAACTGCTTTAACGAACCGTCCAGCTCTAGGTCAAACCTAGCTGGTGCGCTATGTTGCGACAGGTCACTATCATCGTCATCACTCTCTTCATCGCTATCGTCCTCGCTCTCATCATCTGTATCGCTCTCATCTTCACTACTATTAAGCTCAACTTCAGTAGAGGTAAGTTCGGCGATGGACTGTTGCATAACTTCAATACGGCTTTGCAAGTCCCCGATATCATTATGGATGCGGCGAATAGCTGTAAGCATTGCTAGCTCCCAGTTGCTGCTCATCGTGTGGTTGGTAGGCTACCATTCATCTCAGAAGAAGCATATACCAAACCTCGCTTTGCATACTGCGCAGCGCGTACTTTTATCATGCGTTCCTTTGCTTCATCGCTGCCTTTAGCTGGTCCATTATACGCGCGTCGTGGTTTCGGCACGAGAGCTTGAGCTGGTGGGACTACCTGGTGACTGTGATCTATCGATATGCTCCTCGTCACTTGAGGAGTCACTTGCGTCGCTGCTTTCGTTGTTGACATCACTGGCGTCACTTTCGTGACTGTCGGAGACGTAGTTGTGTTCATCATCATCTTCCTCTTCAGAAGAAGTACTCATATCCTCTGGTTCGTAGTCACCGTCAACGCTCGCCTCTTCATCACTTTCGTGCTCATCACCTTCCTCGCCATTGACCTCTTCATCAAGGTCGCTATCCTCAAGCGCTGCAAACATCTCCTCCTCTGGTACGTCACGCACAATCTCCTTAAGATACCAGCTGTCAGTCTCAACATATTCCTCCCAGTATGTCTTAGGTGGTGGCTGTCGCTTACGCTTTGGGCGTTGATTCCAGTCTAGTACATTTGCGGGTGACACCTCCATCAATGCTTTACACTGATGTTAGAAAGTTCGCCGACCTTACCGCCAAAGGCCTCGCCATACATTTTGCGGTATGCAGTTGCGCCGCTCTGTGGATCCGCAAGCATTTGGTAGTATTTGCAGCCTCCTGGCGCCCAGTCTGTTGCCGCATTGCGCAACTCTCTCCAGTGACAAAGTTCCGCGTGTGCATCCTGCACCTCTTTTAATAGTATTTCAGCAGGAAGTTTAGGTGCATCTGCTACTGGGCCAGAATAGTAAATAGGGAAATGACCAATTTCTCTTTCGTGTCCATTGCGCCAAAAGGTTTGGAAGCGTGCTCCATGAAGATGCACGTGTGAGCTCCAGTCACCAATCTTGTTTTTTATTACGAAATTGTAAGCTGCTACATCACGCAACAAGCCAGAAAGGGCATGTGCCTCACGCTTAGCGCGCTTATACTCACGTTCTATTTTAGTGTTAATTTGTGCTTGTAATGCTTCCTCATATTCGCAGGAATGGTAACATGCCATTTTCATACATGACCAAGAAAGAAGCAGCACCTACAGATCCTAGAAACTCAGGTAAATGACACGACACTGTGCGCTCACATGGACACTTAATGACTATGAACGCTGCGTAAGTAGTCAGTAGTGCGACTGGCACCTGCATCCTACGCATTATCAAGGCCTAAGTGAGAAATTAGCGCGTCCATCGAGAACGGAGGTGACATCTTAAAATGTACCAGCGCGTACTGCTCGCGCTTTAATGCTGGTTCGGTGAGCACAGCATGTACGTCAATCTTATGACGGTACAGCACCCACATGCGCGCGCAGTGCTCGCTGCATGTGTAGTGATCTAATGGTCCATCAACGAGCTTATACATAAGACGACGCTCTTGCTGTTTGTCGCACCATTTGCACCGAAAGGTCATTAATGCACGTGGCGTTCGAGCGCGTGTCTCTTTTGGTATGAATATAGTCATGTGTATTCACTTGCACTAATGCCTATATTCACTTCAAACAACCAAATTGGTGCCCAGCGTCCAGCCAGCACCTGTGCGTGCACCGCTAGCAAAAGTTGGTGCATAAGTGTCCAAAATAGCTAGCGTCGCAGCAGATGCACCCGCAATGTAGAGCACCTGCCGCAAAGGCAAGCGCTGCGTGGGAATAACGCGCGCCGCAATGCCAACGGCAATGCCTTCCATAGCATACTTAGACCAATCGATAGTATCCAATTCAGCAAACATTAGCGGTTATGGTCCAGAAATTTTTACGCCGCACGCATCAGCATACTTGTGAGAAAGCCACCGCCGTAGCCCGCAAACATTGCCATAGCTAGCTTCTGATCCATAGGTGGAGGAAAGCCACGAGTAAAGCCGTCTGCAATGCCACCAGCAACTGACCAGCTCACAGCACGTGGGACTGGAACCATAGTATCAAGACCAAGGGCCGAAGCACCAGCACCGGCAAGCGCAGACATCACGTTTGGGTTCTGAAACGATAGCATGATATGCTTAACTTAGAAAGTTATTCCAACGTGTACATAGCTATGGCGTGTAAGGAGATTGATCACATGAGAGCGAATTTGTCTGCCAACCTTAGTGCTAAGCTAGGCTCCTACTACACTTCACTGGAGCGTCAATTCGCCGACCCGAACAGCCTCATACGCCAGCAAAATGCGGTGGCAGCACAAGAGGCACGTATAGTGCACGCACAAAAGCTTAAGGAAGCTAACGCGCTAAGAGAAGCATATGTTAAACAGTCACAAAACAACCGCTCTGCACATGCCACGCGAATTAGTAACCTCCAACGGCAGAGTCCATCCACACACCCTGAATCCGGGGCACGTCAGGAAGCTTCTGCGCCCCTGACTTCTCGTCGAAAGCCTGCACCTGCTCGGCGTGCGCCTGCATCCCGCGCTCCACGTCCACCCGCTCCTTCTTAGGCAAATCAGGATTGAAGGCATCGCCCCAAGGACCTGCGCCTGATTGCACACCTTTAGCAGTACTTTCAGCATTAACCTTGCGGACTTCAGCGGTTGTAACACCACTAGTCGACGGCTCCTGTCGCTTTTGGAAAGCCGCTACTGATTCATTCAACAGAGATTTGGTCTGTACCTTTTGATTGATCAGATAGCCTGCAGATATGCCTAGCGCAACTACCCATGCGGCCGATTCCATATCTAGCGGTGTATTAGATTTTGTGTGCCTGGTTGCAGTGTGTGATAGACGTACACAATGAAGGAGGAGAGGTCACCCTGTTGATTGAAGCTGCGACCAAATAACTGTTTACCAGCTTCTTGGTACGCTTCATACAAGCTAACTAGCGCATCGTAGTTGTCTTGTAGCCATTCCCGATGGTTACGACACATATGTCTAGGTACCTTTGCATCTGTTGGAAGTGTTGCCTCATCTGAGCTTGAATACGGCTTGTCATCATCCTGACACGCCTCATCCACGTGAGCCTCGTAGTAGTTATCACACTTGAAGTGTGACATTATAGAAGGGTGTAATGCTCTCTGCACATGGATTGGAATAAGTGTCAAGATAGTAGCAGCATAGAAGAAGCGCGTCAGCCAAATCATCTTGTTTGTGTTTATCATTAAAGTTTAGCTGTACTCCTGGCTGAAACGCTTGTAAATTGTTTGCTACAAAAGCCTTAGCCCAGAGCACTGCTTTAGCCTTGTTAGCACGGTAATTCTTAGTCGATAGATTGTAGTGCATTTTGACAGATCGCGCCGAGATGATAACGCACTTGTCATAAAACAAAGTTTGTAAAATAGCTTCGACAATACGCATATTGCATCTGATTTGACGCTCAATCACAACCACCGCGGCGTTGTCAAAATAGTGTTGAAAGCGCTGCACAAAATTGCGGACGTACAGCACATTTTGTGCCGGTATGTAACGTCCTGATGGAACAAGTGTGACGTTGTCCCAATGTGCCACGGTGCTTGTCAAATAATCAAACACACATAAGCCAAGGTTTTTAATACCCACATCGATTGCTACGACGTATTGCTGTGACATATTGCTTTACTAATCGTTAGAAACTATGCCGCTGAGGTTCTCTGCAGAACAGGTCGCGCATTTACCTCAGTCATATTATTTGCTGACATAATAGAATCGCTGTTTTCCAGCTTCGCAAGGTCATCCGCACTAAGCACTTCACGATCACACTCAAAACCACAACATTTGATCTTGGTGCACCGGCTGCGTATCATGTACGTCATTACACCGCCAACACATGCACTCACAATTCCTAATACACTCAACACCCAAGTTCCGTTACGTTCAATGAAATCAGGTTCGTAGCTGGCCATATCCATTCTCGAGTGCGAAAAATTTAGGCAAACGAGAGCAGAGCGCGACCATCCTTAATTTGCAGCCAGTTGTAATAAGTTGCATATACGTCGATCTGGAAGTCCTCGTCCACCGTAGCAATCTCAGCAAAGCCGGTCACGTCAAGCGTAAGCTTTGCATGGCTTACCTTGCTGAAGTTCACAGCACCGCTAGGATTCTGTCCCTCAGGGTTAAGCGAAAATGGGTAGACAAAAATGTTCTTGCGGTCGAGCAGCTGCGCGAGCGCAAGCGTGTCCGACTGCGCATCGAACGTCACTGGACGGAGCGTGATGGCAGAGGACTGACCACTAACGCCGTTAATCGAGTTGATCTCCGCCGCAGTTAGGCTGATAGCGCCCTCAAGGCTTTTGCGCACGGCCGAGGAGCCGACGCCCGTATGCTGCTGAGAGGTGTTGGAGTGTAGCATTGGCATCAAACGGTTGACAAGGTAGTCGCGATCAATACCACCCTGACCCGCAAGACCCGGGTTGCGCTCCTGACCGTTGAGGGTCAGCTTGATATGGTTCAGCGTGAGGTACCGATCCGCTACTGCGTTCTGATCCATAAGTGGACCACCAGTGCTCTTGCCGGTCCACGTAGATTTGAAAAGCAGGTTTTCGAAGTTCGGGTCGCCTACATCAGTGCTACCACCTTTAAGACGGTCACCACCGTGGTACGCAAAGCGATTCTTAACGCGTACACCACCGCTCTGATCAGGCTTCTTGGTCAAATCCGTGCTGGAATCCATATCACTTGCCTTGCGAATTGTAATGATAAGTTCGTTCACAGGGTGCAAGAATGAAAGGTCCATAGGGATTTGAATCGAGTTGCCCCCACTCTTAAGCGTAGCCTTGTAAAGAAGGCTGTTCTTCTGCCACAGCTTGAGCAGGCGCACATGCTCTTTGTTCATGAGCGCAGTTGCCTCTGGTCCAGTCGTGTGAATGAAGTGGCAGCGCAGCTTGCAGCTTCCAGACGCGATCGCTGAGTTGCCATCGAATGTCGGATCGGCGGCGGTTGTTGACGCCCATCCCTGGCTGTAGTCGTACTGACCGGTCGCGACATGACCAAGAGTGTTCTTGACAAGTAGGTCGGCCTGCGGGCGGAACTTGATTGACACACGCACGTCATTGCAACCCGCTACCGCTGCCAGCGGGAAATACTGGCTCGGATGCTTGGTGAAGAAGAGGCCGAGCGGAACAATCAGCTTCTTTTCGTCATGGAAAGATGGACCAGAGCCCGAATAGATCGTGCGATTGTCCGTCTCAGGCACCTCTGCCAGGTAGGTACTCTGATCACCCGAGGACATGCAAACGTACTCCGATGGACGGCCAGTCTTAAGGATAGTCTTGGAGCCAAGACGGTGCTCATCAGTCTTCATAAGCTCATTAATGATCATCAGCTCATCACCTTCAATGGTCTCAATGTCATTTGAACCCACGCTAAATGTAATGCGTTCAATCATACCGTAGCCCACAGACTCGATCCACGAGCAATTAGCATTAGACGTGCCCGCTGTTGCTTTAGCAAGCGTCAGCATCAGATCACATGGGCCAAGTAGATCACCGGCTTTAGGAATGACGAACTGCACCGTGGTACCAAGCGCCGCAGTGTTTTGCGGGTCGATGTCACGCAACTCCATCTGGAAGTTAGACGTGCGCACATAGCCAACATTGGTGAAGTAGCTACGGCTGTTGTCATACAGTAGAGCGTCCTGCGGTCCTTGATTGAGGTGCAACTGAGGCATGGTCAATAGTTACATCGGAAAATTAGAAGACATATGGGGCCACCGCAGCGACACCAGGATGCTCAGCTGCCTGCAATGTGTACTGCTGCTTCGAGCGCGCATAAACGTCAGCCAGAGTGCTGCTCTTCTGTGTGACAAAAGCAGCGCTACTTATAGTATTTTGCGGCTTGTCAACATGAATCTGTATGCCGTCGCTTGGGCAGTATTTACTCTGGCACTGCGCCACTGACGTTCTCGCCACGCTGCTGGCTGTCGGTGACGCTATCGTTGTCTGGTACACTACTGTCAGCAGCAGGATGCCGGCTGCCAGAGACGGAAGATTGATCACTGCTGCCATCTATTGTCTTCATCTTGGAAAGTTTTGTAGTCAGATCGGTAAACTGAGCGCTGAGTTGGTTTAGAGCGTTTGTTGTGCGGGCAAGCTCGTCTCTGTAGCTATCTCGTTCACCTATCATTGCCTGATGCGCCTCCTTTTCTTTGCGGCGAAACTCTAGTGCGCGCTCGTAGGTTTCGCTGCGCCTCTCTGGTAACGGCCCACCTACCTTATACGTGCGAGCAAGGTCCTCTAAATAGCCATTTTCCATTGTTGGCGCATATCTTTTGTGCTGTGCTTTAAAGAACGGATCCATACTTGTATACCGTTTGAAAAAGTGCTTCTCATCTTAGGCTGTTTTACGCATCATCGGTTGGATTCAGTCGCCGTAAAAATGACCTGCGACGCGCACTAGTCTTGATTGATGATAGCTCTTCCTGTCGCAATTTTTGATCAAAAGCTCTGTTCTCTGGTGATGTCAATATTGGACTAAACTTACTTCCCGGTGCCTCTTCCTCTTGCGTTTCGAGCAAAGCTGAGCTCCTTGCTCTACCTTTTGCCGCCTCGTTAAGCTTCGACGTTTTCGCTCGTGTTTCATCTGCTTCAGCTTGCATTTCCTCTAGTTGAGAAGGCTCTTCTGACTCCTCAACCTCAACGGTTTGTTCGGCTACATCAGCCGATAGTTTCGCCGCCTTTATCTGCGCTGCAGCAGCATCTAGCTGCTCAGTCCTCAATGGCGTATTTTCATATGCTTCGTAGTCCCTATAACTGGTTCGTGTCTGTGGTGTTGTCCCGCTGTTGTTAACGGCAGTCACAACAGCTTCAGCAGCCTTATCGGTTACCTCGTTCACTTCTGTAGAAAGACCGAGTGGATTTTGTCCGCTTGTCACGTCTTGTGCAATTTGACTTGCTTCACCTTTTAAAGTCTCTCGAGCGGCCACCCTGTCTTGAGCCTCTTGCACTGCAGCTGCTCCCGCTCGCGCAGCTGCTGCCGCCGCTTCCGCTTGCGCACGTGCAGCTTTTGCCTGCGTAAGCCCAAGAGTTTCTGCGCTTGCACGAGTTGTTACAGGTGTTGCAGCACCAAATTTATTCCACGTATGCGACTCATATTCAGAAGGAGGTACATAAGGTCTATAAGCACCAGAAAATGGTGTGAATGATCCGCCCTTAGGTGACCCGTCATCATCGAGTGGTCGTCCGTTGGCCCAGAAGGTTTCCGGTGGCTGCATGCCGAAGGCCGATCGCTGCCCCCTTCCATCTCGAGGTTTAAAGATAGCTGTTTCGTTACCAACAGGCCGTCCTTTCACCCAGTGCTTAAAATACATCCAGGCCTGTTCAAGGTCTTGCGGGCCGTGGTCAGCCAACAGATTCATTTGCATGTCATTGCTATTTCTTTCCTGCTCCATCTTCCGCAAGAAGTCGCGCACACCTGGTAGATGCGTCAGCTGCGCCTGCCCCCACCACGTAGGGCTCCAATTGTCGCGCTGCGACGATGGTTCGTGCACACCATCGTTATACACCCAGCGACGCACCGGCTTACCGGGCAGATTGTCATATTTTTTATCGGGGTTGTTAAGTTCATGTCTGCCTTGAAGCCAGTCGACAAACTCTTGCTTTAGTGCCTGATTAGCTTCTGTCTTGTAGTCGTCACTAATTTTGTCAAGGTACACTTGCGCCTTGTCCCCAGCACTCGCTACACCATCCGTATTATACTTACCCTTTCCACTCTGCAGTCTTGCCTTTAGATACTCAGCCTCGTAATTAGGCCAAGCTCCAGGCTGTTTAGCTTCCTGTACACTTCCAACGGTACCGCCTAGATCGACGGTCATTGGACCGGGAGTATTCCACGACCACGGCATCTTATCGACGCATTAGAAGAAAGTTATTCTGACACTGAAGTAAAAGGCAGCCATGGCACACTTGCAGCAGCGCACACCCGCGTGGTTCGCCGCTCGCAAAGGCAAGCTTACTGCATCGAATCTTGGCGCGGTGCTAGGCCAAGTTAGCTATGTTAGTCGCCTGCAAGCTTTTCGCCGCGTGACCGGCGCAGAAGACTTTCACGGCAATGCAGCGACGCAATGGGGCACTGAACACGAGCCTGATGCAATAAGGCAGTATGAGATGATGACTGGGAATGCTGTACAGGAGTCTGGGCTGTGGTCGCATCCCACACATGATTGGCTTGCAGGTTCACCTGACGGTTTGATAGGCAACGAGGGTATGATAGAGGTGAAATGTCCTTTTTACTTCCGTCGCGACGGCAGCGGCCGTGTGCATCAATCTGTACCACCACACTACTTCGCACAAGTAAATTGCCTTATGGAGTGCTGTGATCGCAACTGGTGTGACTACATATCTTGGGCGCCAGAGGGTATGGCGGTGTTCCGTGTGTACCGCGATACAGACACCTTTAATGCGTTGCTGCCGTATTACACTCACTTCTATGAGGATATGAAAGCTGGTTTGAACAAGCCGCGTCTGCTTACTGCTCCACACAAAGAGGTTATTACACAAATAATAAACTCTGCCATGCAACGCAGCGTTGACCTTGACTATCACGCACACACTATGCGGCTATATTTCATTGGCGATTCACCACCTCCGCCAAGTAGCCCACAAGCTACTCCTGCGCTTCTTACTAATAAGGCATTTCCTAACATCATTGTCCCACAAGAGGACGGACCGGCACAGCATCTATCAATTGATGAGTACGCCAAATACGAGGCAGCAAAGACCATTCTCACTCTTTCTAAGTCTCGGACAGCATGAGTGGTACAAATGGTTATGCTGGCTCAACGCAAATTAAGTGGTTTGATTGTTTGCCAGAGATCCCGAATAAACCCGCAAGACCAGACATGTTTCCACCATTTACAGGAAGCGTTGCACAGAATCCATCATACGGCGTGCAGGGTTATTGCGGACCAGACCCACCGCGCCATAGGGGCATACCGCAGCGGTACGGTAAGGGTTCACCAGAGGCAGCTAGTGCTGCAACGGACACATGGGGGTTGCAAGTGAATTACAATCCTAAAATAGTGAATAGCGCAATGACCGAGGAAGGTTCCGTGCTTTTACCCGTAAATCCACAGCAATTAGGATATATGCCGTCCATCGGACAGCTTAATTTTCTCACTACTGCACAGGACAAGCGCCTAGGCGTCGGCCCCGATCGCTACTACACACAATGATGAACGCACGCAAGTATCAGCACTGGAACACCTTCTCAGCGGACAATATTACCTTTAATTGGGGTCTGACTCGCAATGGACAACCTAAGATTGTCATGCACGACAGCACAAACGGTAACGACGTAGCACTGTTGACTCCTGCATGTGTGACCAATTGGCCGCGGTGCACGGGTGACGGCAACTATGGCACACAGTGGGGCCCACCTGATGTCACTCAGGCTAAGTACGAGATCGATCTTACTGACAGCGACATCGATGGCAGCACCAACGAAAACTACAAGATATGGTCAAGCAAGCTTGCACAGCTAGATGAAAAGTTGCTGGACTTTGTGCACGCTAATCAATTTAAGGTTCTTGGACGCAAAAATCTGTCGCGCGAGGAGTGTAAAATGCTGCAAAACCAGTCTATCAAGCCTAAGTATCAAAAGGACACTGGTGTGCAGATTGGCAACACCTTCAAAGCCAGCATTGCTAAGTACGGCTGGGATGGTAACGGCGGCAAGAGAAATCGCCAAATTTACATCTGCAATCACAACGGTGAAGTGTTACCAGATGGCAAAGTGCATCCAGGAGATGTAGTTGCGGCTAAGGTCTTTGTCAATCAGATTTGGAGCGTCAATGGTAAATTTGGCATTCATTGGGGCTTTGACAGCGTAGCAGTCATATGTCAAGCAACTAAAATGCAAATCAAGACAGAGATACCAGAGTTTAAGTTCTTGGAAAACGAGTACTCTTTTGCACGCCCATACGCAGAGGATAATACAGTGCTTGATGCCGCAAACATCGCCTCACAGTTTTCTGATACATCGATGACAGTCAATTAATGGCGCCTAAGAAGAAGCAAAATAGCGCAACAATTAACGCTAATGAGCAAGGGCAAAGCGCAAGTGCACCACATATGCAAGAGGATACAGTGAATAGTGAAATGTCAAATGACACCAAAGCACATACTTACGGCAAACATGCTATGATGCCTGTGTTAACTAGTGATCAGTATGCTGAGGTACAATTGCCTAATCTTAAAGAATTTAACCCGGATGATATTAAGCTTGACTCCACGATAGTAGCAGTTGGCAAGCGCCGCACTGGTAAATCATGGATCTTCCGTAACATTATGTACCTTATGAAAGACAGAATACCCGCAGGCATAGTTGTTTCACAAACTGATGAGCTCAATAAGTTTTGGCGTCAGTACGTACCTAAGAAGTATATTTACAACAAATATGATCCAGCCATTCTGGACGCTGTCTTTGCACGACAGAAATCAATCTTAAATGATAAGGGTTTGACTGACGAGGAGAAGGATAAGAAGGCACCTTTCTTTGTGCTGCTTGATGATGTCATTAGCGATCAGCGTTTAAGATATGATGAAAATTTGATGGAGCTGTTCGTGGCAGGCCGACATTATCGTCTCTTTGTGCTAATTACAACGCAATACGCAAAGGCTATTACTCCTACGCTACGAGGCAACACTGATTTGTGTTTTATGATGAAAAATATACAAAAGCCTCAGATTGAAGCGCTATGGGAAGACTTTGGCTCGTTTTTAACTAAGGACGCATTTGCACAGATGCTTGAAACATACACAGAAGACAATGAGGTGCTTATAATCGACACGTGTCCCGAGCATAAGGTTGATCCTATAGAAATGTGCTACTGGTGGAAGGCAGTAGACCCAGGGGAATTTCATATAGGCAGCAAGGAGTACTGGCAATCTGCTATGATGACAAACGCTCCAATTCCTGCTAAACAAGGTCCGGATAGCAGCATGAACCTGCTAACGGTTAAAGACATTATGCCAGAGCAATACAAAGAAATGTTATACAGCGGCAAGCCCGGCGGTCACGCAGTATTTTAGATGGCGAGACCGGCGGCGGTAAGGGCAGCGAACTTGTATACTTTCTGATGCGGGACTAACAATGGCAACTGGCCGCGCTATACAAATGTCGGTGACGCAGATGGGCATGGGCACTCTCATCGGAGGCGCAATCGAAGGGCTGTTGCCTCCTGTGAGCGCCGACGCTTCATTATCAATGCTAGTTTTCGAAAGTTTGGTGCAGGCCGGCTTGAACGGGGCGGCGATATCGATGATGGCCGTTTCTCTTGCCTCTGACGACCCAACATATGGTATACCGTTCTCGATGGCGCTATTTGAATCCCAACCGGAACTTGGACGTAGGATTCAGACACTAGGCGCTGTAGTGACTTCTGCGGTGAGTCAAGGCGTACGCAAAACGGCTGCACCAGTTGTAGCTCCTCAACAGACCAATTGATTTCCTCGGCCATTGATCGGTACATAGAGTCTAGTGCCAGTAACTTTGCTCGACTCTTGATTAGTGGGAAGAACATAGAGAATTGAGGACAGCGTAGCTTTTGAAACAAACGGCAAAAAACGTAGTTATAGTTGAGAAAGTTCCGGCGTCGCTCCACCTTGCATTTGTCAAACGGCTCCTGCAGATTGTTGAATAGCGAATCAAGCTGCTGCAGTAGCATATGTCCTGGGCACGGAGGCGAGATCTTGGTGATGCGCTGAATTATCTGTAGCCACTTTTCGATATACAATTGCATGTTCAAAGATCGGAGAACCTGTCGGATTGTGTCCTTGTTGATGCTGGTGTAGCTGCCATCACAAAGCTTCTCTGCAATTTGTACCATGTGGTTCGCAGGAATCTGGGATTCCATAAGTAAGAGTTGAGAGATGCGCTCGTGCCAGTGATGTATGCGCTTGTAATTGCTTCTGTTGCATGGGCCAACCATACTATGCAAGTCTTCCCAAATGACAGTAGTAGATTGCACAACACCACAATCTTGACACACCACCGCACCCGGCCATGCACTTCCTGGTGGGTTGGTGCACAGACGATGGCTATTGCAGCTAATGCACAGACCACGAGTAAGCGGTGGTGGTCGCTCAGCAGCCAGCAGATAGTCCATATCACTAAAAGCTGCATCAACCTCGCTCTGAGCGTCGAAACTAGCCTCCATACCATCACGCAATTGTACCATGATACTGGAAAATTTTCCAGGCGCTAAGCAGCGATGACTTGCCGTACAAATGAGCTTGATGTCTTTATTACTAAGGCGGACGGAGAGTATCCTGGGTTGCAGTTGAATCCGTACACTAATGAAAGTGAATATATGGTATCAGTGCAATCTGTGCGCATTGACCCCGACGCTCCTACCAGAGCTTGTATTGTGGAAGCTAAGACTGATTGGCTTCTGCCGACATGGACTACTCAGTATCAAACCGCTGCTTACAAGGATAACCCTTGGATGACTCTCAAAAAGGGTGACAGAATACGTATAGGTACAGCTAGCTCAGGCGGTTACACGGATTGGATGATGGTCATGGAGGTTAAAGATGACATTGCAGAGGTGTTTAACTCGACAGATAGCATTGTACGCTTGGATAACCAATTAACAAGTGCTTCTGCAAACGTACCTGGCACAAATGCACTAGACGTCTCCACAGTCGGCAATTCTAGTGTTCCTCTACAAAAGAGCGGCTGCGCACATCGATGCATCCGCGTCAACTTTCCCGTAGACGCAACAACATTGCCTAGCCTTTATCCCGTTGCAGCTGGTGTCGATGCATCACCAGCTAGTTCCACTAAACTTACACTAGTAAATCGCAGCGATGGTTTTGTATATCTACGAACGGGCGCAGCAGCAGATGAAAAGTTCTTTTACCCAGCGTACAAAGCGCTTTCATGGACGGATCATGGAAGAGAAGCTTGCGCACAGATTGAACTTCAGCGCGGTAGTGCATCGCAAGTCACAGGCATCAAGCTAGTTGGGTACAGTATTTCGGAAAGCAGTACTGCAGGCTCGCATGCGGACCACGAGTCTGCTATGAACGATTTCTTTGTGCTACATATTGATCAGCTTCCGGGTCGAGTTATCAGTAACAATCGGCATTGCAACGGCGCGTTTGCTATCTTGTATGCAGGCAACCATGGTGACAACTTTAATGGCACGCGCGAACAATTTCAGTACGATGCACTTGGCTTAGCGTCGGCATCATTCGACGGCGCTGGTTCCATAC